ACCAACGCATGGTTCTTGACCACTGATGTTCCAAACGGTTTGAAGATGTTTGTTCGTACCCCATTGCAAAACAGCATGGACGGTGACTTCGATACTGGTAACGTGAGATACAAATCTCGTGAGCGTTACAGCTTCGGTGTTTCTGACCCATTGGGCGTATACGGTTCATACTAAAATACTCTCGTGAGGAGTTTTGGCCCCGCCTTAAAAAAGCGGGGTTTTTTATTTAAAAGCGTTGTTAATATTTAAAAATGTAGTAAAATCATCATATCTGGGTGATTCGCTTATGCCACCACTGCCCCAGCAGACGATGCAAAGATCGGCATAAGTACTTTTGCATAAGGAGTCCATTATGGGACGTAGTACATTTGAAGGTCCAGTTCTATCTGGTGATAATCGTTTTGGCGCACAACGTGACGTTGGCCCAGTATTATTAACTCAACAAGCTTTTTTAGATTTTTCTGTAACTGCACCTGGTGCTAGTTATGGTGGCGGTTCTGGTGTATTTGTTAGCTCAAATAACATTCCAAACAGCGCTGCAACAATTTGGACCCCACAATCTGGTGCTTATAGCACTTCAGGTCCTACAGTAGCCTCTGCTCCTACTGCTGATGCAACTACCACTGTTTATCGTGGTGTATCTTTCTTAATCCCACAAGGATCAAACATTACTGATGTTATTTTTGATATTGGTACGATTCCTAAAGATTCAGCTGGTACTCCTTTGGCTGTAACAGCTATTCAACCATACGTTTCAAATAACTTTGCCACTTCTACTGGTGTTTATGCAACATTTGCTAACATCTCTAGCCCAGCTGCTCAGCGTTACACAGCAACTTTTGTTGGCACACAGCTAGATAATGCATATGGTACATTGCAAGACGTTCAAAACTTGCAACCTGGCCAACAGCCTTCATGGTTTAGCCAAGTAGTTGTAACTTTAAAAATGACCACTTCTGTTGCTGGTTTATCTTCAGGTCAGCTTGCTATTACCTTGAAATACGCACAGCAAGATATGAACATTGGTAATGCGACAACTTACCCATATGGTAACTTTGACTAATTAATCTTGCGGAGGGTTTGGGCTGGGGATTCTCGGCTGCCCTCCATTTCAACTTTAGGAGATTAATATGGCACAAAGCCCTAATGGAATACCAAGTACCAATAATTCGGTAATGTCTATTACCCGTTCAGCACGTTCTGAACCATTTGATTTACAAGTTGCTCGTGGTCAAATTGCGGGACACCAAACATTAAGCCTTTTTGGATATCAATCAGCAGTTGGTAATACCCAAATTCCTGTTTGGGAAAATGCTACTACTTATACTTATCCAGCATCAGCTGCAACTGTTACTGTAGCTAGTTCTTCAACATCAGATGTTGCACCAGCAGCAGTACAAATCAATGGACTTGATTCAAACTTTAACCCAATATCTGAAATTGTTGTTTTAAATGGAACAACTGGTGTTGTAAGCTCTAACAAATATTTGCGTATAAATAGCATGATTATGGTTGGAGTTGCTTCTGGACAAACATCAAATGCTGGAACAATTACAGCTAAAAATGCTGGTGCTACTGCAACCTATGCACAGATTAATATTGGTATTGGTAAATCACAAAGCACAATTTACACTGTGCCAGCAGGATATTCATTTTATTTAGACTTTGCTGAAGTCAATACGTCAAATAGCTATACTTCTGCAAACATTGTTACTTATTCTGTGCAAGCAATTAATAACGTAAATGGCGTAAAACTCAATGTTTTACAACAACCATTTGTTTCTATTTACACAGCCAATAGATCTTCTGATCCATTTATTTACACAGAAAAAACAGATATTCAATGGCAATTGGTTACAAGTACAGCAACAACCATTGCAGCTGGAGTGATTATTGCTGGTAAGTTAATTTCTAACGGTAGTTAATATGACCGCAGCTTGGCAACGCAAAGAAGGCAAAAACCCTAATGGCGGTTTAAACGCCAAAGGTAGAGCTTCTCTTAAGGCTGAAGGTCACAATATCAAACCACCACAGCCAGAAGGTGGTTCACGGAAAAAATCTTTCTGTGCTCGTATGGAAGGCATGAAAAAACGATTAACTTCGGCTGAAACGGCAAATGACCCAAACAGCCGTATTAACAAATCATTACGCAAATGGAAATGCTAAAATGAGCGAGATTGACCCAATTAAAACTGCTAGGGAACTAGCTACTCATGCAAATGATATACAGCATCTTCAGGCAGATATGGATAAACTGGTTAAAGACATGGAAGAAGTTAAGCAGTCTTTAGCAGACATTCAAAAGATGCTTGGAGAGCAGGCCTCAGCCAAAAAAACTTTACACAATGTTTTAACTCTAGGCGCTGGTTTAGCAGGTGGTATCATAGTATGGATTCTTGATAGGTGGTTTAAATAATGCCTAGCAAAAGTAAAAAGCAACACAATTTTATGGAAGCAATCGCCCATAATAAAGCGTTTGCCAAAAAAGTAGGAGTGCCTCAATCAGTTGGTGAGGATTTTGTAGCAGCCGATAAAGGCAAACATTTTAAAAAAGGTGGAATTAACATGAAAAAACGTAGCGTAAACCCAGCGATGGCAATGATGGCAGCTCGTGCTATGCCAACCCCTCCAGCTCCAGGACCAGCTATGGCTCCTGCAGGCGCAATGCCAGGCGGCATGAAGCATGGTGGTTTGTCAAAAGAGCACCATAAACACTTGGCTCATCACCATTTGGCAATGGCTGAACATCATATGAAAGAACATGAAGGACATCACAAAATGAAGAAAATGGCTTCTGGTGGTAAAGCAGAATCTATGGGACCACGTTCCATGAAGGAAGATGTTGAGAAGGGTTCTGACAAACACGGTAAATTTGGTGAAGCTAAAGTTCAAAAGACTGGCCACACTAAAGGTAAAAATCTTGGCGATGCAGGCAAAAAAGAGCCAATTGAAACAGAAAAAAACATGAAGTCATTTATGAAAAAAATGGCCAAAGGTGGTTCTACTTCTAGCCGTGCAGATGGCGCAGCTATTCGTGGCAAAACAAAAACCAAATATTGTTAATTAGGAGAAGTATATGAAAAACATGGTTAAAGAGCACATGGAGCCAGAATCAGGCCCAGACATGAAGCGTCATGATGAGTTCATTTCTGAGCATGAAACAGAAACCCATAAGCATCACAAACATCATTTTAAGAAACACGCTGAAGGTCACAAGCATCACATGGATCATGTAGAAGCTATGTGTGGCGGTGGTAAGGCTCACAAATGAGAGCCAGTCGTGGTATGGGTGCGGTAAACCCATCCAAGATGCCGAAAAAAAAGGTTATCGTAAGACAAGATAACCCAGAAGATGTTGATGTGTATGCCAAAGGCGGTCAGGTTTGGGATAAACCTCGTCCTAAAGGATTAGGAAAACCCAAGAAATTATCTTCTGCTAAAAAGTCAAAAGCAAAAGCAATGGCTAAAGCAGCTGGTAGACCTTACCCAAACCTAGTTGATAACATGAGAGCAGCAAGGAAAAAATAATGGCTGAAAAATGGATACAAGGTGCTATTAAGAAAGCGGGAGCTCTTCGTAAAGCACTAGGCGTTAAGGAAGGTCACACCATTCCTGAAAAAAAACTTGCAGCAGCTGCTAAAAAACCTGGCAAGCTAGGTCAACGTGCTCGTTTGGCTGAAACCTTAAAAGGTTTTAAGCATAAATAATGGCTACTACAGGGACATCCGTATTTGACCTAAGCATGAACGACCTCATCGAAGAGGCGTTTGAAAGGTGCGGTGTCGAGCTTCGTACAGGTTATGACTTTAGAACTGCAAGACGGTCTCTTAATATTTTGACCGTTGAATGGGCCAACAGAGGTATCAATCTGTGGACCATCGAAGAAGGCCAGATCCCAATGAATACGGGGCAAATTACTTATCCCCTGCCTGTTGATACTATTGATTTGTTAAGCCAAGTAATTCGTACTGGCACATTACAAAACCAGATTGATATCAATATTAGCCGTATTTCCGAGGACACCTACTCGACTTTACCTAACAAGTTGGCACAGGGCAGACCAATTCAGGTTTGGATTAAT